TTCCAAATAAAGGTATCTAATTCGGCGCACATACGAGATGACCGAATAGTAAAACTATTTTCTAACATATATTCTTTTAATCGTGCGATAACCAACGGACGGGTTCGTTGTGATGTAGTAAACCCAGGTACCATATTACGTTCTTCACGATAATATTTTCCTGTCATTTGGTGTTCGACATCCACGTATTGTAAATCCTTGGACATATAAAAGAGATTTTTATAACCTCTGTCTATAACTTGTTGTATTGCGTTCCATCCTATACTACTATTTTCTGGGATGAGGAGTGCATCATTGTATTCCGTTGCGATAGACACCAACATATTACCAAACTGTTTGGTTTCTACCTTTCCTTTATATTCTGCCACTTGGGTTGACGTTTCTACGTCAATTACATGAAATGCGGAATAGTCCTCACCATCTCCACGAGATACGTCAGCCGAAACAATATAAGATTTCCCAGATTGTGGGTACTCCCATATCCATAAGTTTCCATCAAACCCACCCTTACTAATAGGTTCTTTCACGAACGTGGATTTGTAGAATTCAATAATTTCTGGTGGAACAACTGTATTACCTGAAAAGATGAACGAGGCATCATGTTCTTGTGCTGCCTGCATTTCACCAAGAATTTCTGTTTGACGGTCACGCCATGCCTGGTCACGCTCTGGATGTACTTGCCAATCCAACAAGATTGGATTAAATTCATTTGCTTGACTTTCTGCTTGTTGCCACATCTTGTGGAAGAAGTTACCCACACCATTTGGAGTGGAAATAAGAATAGCTTTTCCACCCGTGGACAACGTACTTGATGCTGCCGTCCAGATAATGTCGGCGTTATCAATAAATGCACACTCGTCAAGAATCAATAGAGACAATGCTTCGGAACGTCCAGCGTCTTTACTACTTGCCACAGCTTTAATTTGTGACCCGTTAGTGAATTGTAATGACAGTTTATTATCTGTTAATATTTCACCACGTAACCACACAGGAAGGTTTTGGTGCATAAAACGAACTTTGGTTACTAAGTTCTTTGCAGTTTCTTGCTTGGTTGCGATAACAAGAATATTTTTGTCTTTGTGAAACAACATCAACCACAACGCATACCCTGCAACTAATGTAGAGAAACCTAACTGACGCCCTTTAAGTACGATGTTATATCGGTTTTCTTCAAACTCTCCCATCGCCTTTGCTTGGTATGGATATAAGTCAAACAACACCCGACCACGAATCGGGTGTTGAATATACGAATATTTAGATAAAAAGTACTCAGGTTGGAGTGCGCACTTTTTATATTCTTCTTTAATACGTTCACGTAACTGTTGTGCTGTTGTATTCATAATACCTCTTATTTGACTACAAGGACTCCCGATACTACACCGACTCCGATACCAACCAAAAATGACATTTTACGACTTGGTAACTTGATACCAAACATACGGTTGGGATTTTTTGGTGCTTGTGGGATATTAATAATTACTTTTTGTAAACTATCCCGTGATGTTGTAAGTAACAAAATAGCGTTATCTTTGTTTTTTAATGCTCGTTCCAACTCAGATACTTGCGATGCTTGGGTTTCAATTGTAATTTCTTGTTGTGCAATAATAGAATCTTTTACTGGTAGTATTGCTCGTGCCAATTCCAGTGTGTCCGTTATTGTTTTCGACATTGTTGCCGCTACAGTTTTTAAATTAGTAGTGGATGACCGAAGTTCAACAACTTGTGACCCTAAAACTTTTGCACGTGACTCTGCCGCACGAGCTTCATTTTCTTCTATTGCAATTTGTGTTTTTAAACTATCTGCAAAATGTATAGCAGAATCAGCTTGTGCTTGAAACTTTTTATATTCCGCTATATACTTGTCCATTTCATCTTGCTTAACAGATGTTGTAACACAATACGATAATGATGCAATTACCGATATTATTACGATAGACTTAGTTGTTTTCAGTATATGCGGGATTACCAAATTTACCCGTTTCATCGAATTCTCCGGCTTCGACCTTTATTAAATGGTCTTTGAGTTTTTGTATTTCTTCTTCTAAATCTTTTCGAACAGTAGTTAAATCAACATTCCATTTTTCAATCATCAAAATCTTTTCTTGGTCTGCATGAATAAATTCTGGTTGTGACAAATTTTCGTGATAATTTTGCAGTTCTTGTATTCTATCTTTTACCCAGGCAATATGGTTTTGTTTACCTTTTTCTACAATTGTTTCTACCCATTTACCTTGACGTTTTAATTCCATCTCTTCTTTTTCTATACAGTTGTAACAAACACCACGTTTTTTATAAGCTTTTAGATGAACACCATTCAACGGAGTGTCACACTTCGGACACCACCACGGTGTCTTAAAACCATCCAGTTTAGTGACAGATTGTATTAATCCATTTTTTCTGGTCCATTTTGTACCATTTACATCTACCCACACATCACCTTCTTTCCGTTCAACTTGCTTCGGTGTCCAACCAAACGTAAGTTTTTGTTCCTGCTTGTTCACCACTTCACCAATTTTTTTTCTTACGTTCTTCATTGCATCTTCATTCATTCGTGTCATAATAACCCCTTATGTTTTAGCAAATTTTTCTGCTGCTGGTTTTGTGCCAAAGTATCGTACTTGATTTTTCTTATTTTTACCACCAAAATTTCCACCTTCCGTTTCCCAAGTTTCACCAGGTTTATAAAATGATGGATCTTTTGGTGCTGGTTTTTGGGCTTGTGGTTTTTTAACAGGTACTGCCGGCGTTTTATCTTTTATTCTGGCTTTTGCCGCTTTTTCACCACCATGTTGCTTTGTTAGTTGTAATGCTTCTTCGGAATCGGTGGTAACTTTTACAATTTTTTTAAAGATATCAGGATTAAATTTTCCATATATCATCGTAAAGATTTCTTGTTTTGCTCTATCGGTAATCTTTGGATCACCAAATATTGCTCGTACTTGGGTTCCACTAATATTCTTACCATTAAGTTGAAGTTGCATTTCTGGTGCGATGATATAGTATCCTTGTTCACCGTATCCCTTTCGTTCTGCATCAGGAACTTCATCATAATTTTGAAAATATTTTCCACCAGTTAATCGCTCCGAGTCTTTTTGACTGACCGCGGTGACATAAGTAGTGTCTGGTGGTAGTTCTCCAAGAATTTCTTTTGGTGCGTATGGGTTTTTAACTTGTACCACTCTATCTTCTGGTATGTCGAACATACTGGTGATAATTTGCTGCTTTTCTTTAAACCCAAATGGTGATTTAATTGGATCTGTCTTGTCTGTTGTTGCGATATACACATTATCTTTACCAAACTTCTTGACCAATGCTTGATAAATACTAAAATGTCCTGCGTGAAATGGTTGGAACCGTCCAGTAAAAATTGCCACAGTTCGTTTTTCACCAGTTGGTGTTGTGGTGGTTTGTGTAGTTGTCTTTGGTTCTTCTGCTGGTTTTTCTTCTGGTTCGTCAACAATCTTAGCTTTTCCACGACCAAACTTCATCATACCTAAAATTTGATTGACTGGTGCAAAGGTGCCTGTATACTTGTATGGTTTACCTTTATACATAAACACGATACCTTCACTTGGAACAACGTTTTCAATACCTAAGTCATCTAATCGTTCAATTTGTTGTTGCAACATTGCCAGCTGGTTTCTGTCACCAGTTTCCTGCACAGCTTTAATAGCATCCATCAATTGCTTCTTTAAACTTACCGCTGCTTCTGGATTATTAGCTGATAATAGATTGGTGACTCGACGAAGGGTGTCTACTCCAACCTTTAAAAATACCTTTTCTACTGGGCGAACGCAAGCCTTTTGCATAGAAGCTAATTGTTCTCCTTCAAATTGTCTAAACCATTTTTTGGTTTCTGAATCTTCAAAGTCTTTGACTCCAATAGCTTTCTTATCACCAGTTGCCCAACGGAGTACTAATTTTTCTTTTTGTTCATCGGTAAGATTAACTCCCATCTTATCAATTTCTCTTCTCCACCATGCCTTCTTATAATCTTCCAAAGTACTCTTGTCATCAAGGTCAAACTCTTGTTGTAATCTACTTAAAGTTGCTCCATACTCCTGCATACGTTCCATATTTCGTGCTGTATCAGCATCACTAAATGATATGGATTGTGGGCCTGATAGTCCGTAGGTTTGTTGCTTTTTTGCATTTACTGTTTGAAGTTGTTGATCCAATAACTTACCGTCATTTATATTACGACCAACTTCTTCACCAGCTTCGTCATATTCGATAGTTCCGTGAAACACTAATACCGGTTTTCCATACGGAATAACATTTTGTGTATCTGGAAAAATAACTTCTACATTCATAAACTTACGACCATCCCCAAACATTGCTTGTCGTTGTTCTGGTGGGAGAGCGTCTACTGCTGCTTGTAAGTCATCTGCTGCGTTACCAAATGATTTTTCAATTGCACCACGACCCGCAAACATTTGCCGTAAATCTGCTGCGGGTAGTGCATTTTGACCACGATTTTTTACTTGACCCTTATTACGGGCAAACACCACACGACCATCCCGTACGCTAAAAGTCAAGTTTTGTCCATCAAGTTTTTCAGTCACGGGTGCTTCTTGGTCCAATCCACCAACAAGACCGCGTTTAATCATTTCCTTGATGTCGGCAAATGTTAAACTATCATCTTCGTATGGATGTGCCAAATGTCCGGCCGCTCCACCCTCTACTATCAATCTCCATGGACCGTTGGGAACATTACCTTCGTACAATTCCGAAAGATAAACATATTCTACATTTTCATTCTTTTTATCTCGTCCGTGGTCTTTACGAGCAAGTTTCCAGTTACCATTTTTTGCACCATTGGGATGATGTACATCATGGTTTTTCATTTTTGATTTGCCGTACTTCTTAACTGCCTTTTTGCGGTCACGGTTACGGGCAACACGGTCATCCTGAGTCTTTTTAAGGTAGTTACGAACTTTTTCGGGATGACGGCGATTGTATCTCCGCATTCGTTCCGTGCTTGATAGTGCTTCATTATTGATGAATTCATCATCATGCTCCGGTCCAATAGAGTAAGGGTATGCAAATGCATTATCTTTATTTTGTGGTTTAATTTCATCCACTCCACCTTCACCTGCACCTGTCTCTCCACCAGTATCACCGCTGTCTGTTGGTGGTGTTGGTTCTTCTGCTGGTTGTTCACCAGTTTTTATTACACGAGGATATAATGGATAGAAAAATCCATAATTTTTTATTTTTTCTTTTGCTTTTTTACGCTTCTTCTTCATCTCATCCATTGAATCTGTGTGATTAATGGTTAGTTCACCAACAAGTTCTGGTGCCAGCTTCGCAACCAAAAAATTATGTTGGTCAACATATTCATTTTCATTCAATATATTTTCAAATAAATTATTTATTGGATTACTCATAGTTGTGAACCTGAGAAGAAGGTAGGTGTTGAAATTATATCCAGATTTAGTGCATTGTTGTTCAAATCAAACAACTCTGTTTTGAATATTAAACTAGATGTAATCTGTGAATTGTTTGGGATTGTAATTGTAACTTCGTCTGGACTAAATGCGTATTCTTCTGCAACTTTCAAAGAAACATTTGCAAATTGCCAAAATCCGTTCGATACTACAAATCGTAACCCAGCACTACCACTCTGTGCAATTCTAAAATTAAATGTCTTTTGTGGAAAATATGCTACCTTTTCCGTGGTTGAGATAGAACCTATCTTTTGTCCAAGTTTATCTCTACCAATTACCGCCGATCCTGTTAAATAAATATCTACGTTGTAGTTACTTGCTGTAAAAGCGGCGGACTGTGAAGTGGTATATACGAAACTGTCTAGTTTCAAGGTATATTCGGATGTTGGAAACAATCCAAATTCTTGTCGTGTACCGATGAAATAATTACTTGCCGTAGTCAACGCATAGACGGCATCCAGCATATGACTGTCATCACGGGGTAAAGTAAATTGGTACGACGAAGATACCGCGTCATCATAATAGGACGGGTCAGGGATTGCTGATCCTGTCATCCGATATCCATACCAACTAGAAGATATTATTTGATTGGTACTGAATACCCCAATCGGTTGTTCTCTGTTTGCCAGTCCTGTTGAACTTGTTATTAGTAATTCACCAACAACCGTTGGCGTATCAGCAATAAATTCAAAGTCGGTTACTATTGCAGCTTCTCTACTTGATGCCTTAATTCTAAATATTTGTCCGCTAACTGTATCTAAATTAATTAATCGTAACTTTGCAAATGAACGTATATTTGTTGGTAATATTCTAACACTTTCACTTACATAGTAATAGTTTATAGATCCTGTTATAGATGATGCCGTACGGACATATGTAGTATTTGATGCGGTATATAGACTTTCACCCAACTCGTACTGTCCATTATTTAATGTAGGTATATTTAGAATATTTCCATCAGTTGAACTTGTGATGTTTATATCAGTAAATGATTTGGATGCGTTTAAGTGACTGAGTGGTAAGTTCAACGATGCTGTGTGATTTTCCAACACTGTGTACGATTCCGTAGTTGCCGGTATTGTACCCAGATATTTTCTTTTCTGTAATGTAACACTTCCTGTGATTTTTGGAGTTAGATGAAACGATCTAAATTGAAACGTGTTACAATCGTTTACAACTATGTATCCTCTTTGCTTGTTGAGTACACTCTTAGGTTTTAATACTATATTAGAAACTGCTTGATTAATTATTGACTGACTCAACAACGAACCTGTTAATAACAATTCGTTTGTTATTATCTGCGGTTGTACTTTTAATCGAATTGGCGTTATGTTTTGGTTTTTTGGTTCTATGATAATTTTCTTCTGCCAACTTACATTTGAACGACCTTTCCAATTACTTGGTATTGGATTTCCGTTTGCCAATTGTCTAGCGGTTCCCACAATAGTAAGAATTGCTGCACCACGAGCCGAGTTTTCATAAACTTCCACAACTATAACTCTAGCTCCACCTTCTGCGAAGTTTTTGATAGCTTCCACATACATACTTTTTCCATTGACATCAAGTAGTTCAATAAAAATGTTTGTATTTGGTTCTAGTAATGCCGTTCCTGTTATAAGGAATGCGTTACGCCCACCAGTAAAATAACTATTTAATTGTTTTATATTAAAATATACAGATTCCTGTGCGGTATCCTTCACCAACACAGGAATCTTGTCTAAATTTTGTTTAAATAATTCTTTTCTAGTTCTTGGCATAGTCTCTCAACGTGAATACTACTCAATATAAATAGTTATCACGATTGGATATAGGAGAATCCGTCCTCTCTTTTTATCTCAATTAAATTGTCCACCATATCTCTGGCCGCATCCAAGTGACTGATGACAACGAGGAAATCGAATTGAGTTTTGAGAATACCGAACATCGTATGCATTGAACTTAAATTTTCCGCATCAAGAGTACCCAATCCTTCATCAATAATCATAAAGTTAGACTTTGGTAAGTTTGAAGCGTTCATCAATGCCACACGGATAGCCAAACTACTGATGAACCGTTCCATACCAGAAGAGTTTTCCAAAGGCCAGATACGGTCATAATCGTAGTTTAATTTACCCACGATGTTTTTTCCATCCACTTCGAGAGAAATAGTAAAGTCCACTATTTGTGACAAAATATTGTTAATTTCTGCCTCAATATTTGGTATAGCTTTACTCATCAAGTCGTACGGAATACCATCACGACCAACAGCTTCCATATAATACTTATATGCTTCGTAAGTATTCTCCAACTCTTCAGCTTCCTTAATCTGGTTCATAATATCGGTCTTGGTGGCTTCCAGTACCTTGACCTCACCGTGAAGTTCACGGATAACCTTTTCCATATGGTCAGCCTTCTTCTTTGCCGATGCAATATCGTGTTCGACAAAAGAGATTTGTTTATCAATATCTACATTATGTTCAATATTTTCTTTGTTCAACCGATGAAGTTCAATATCATTTTCTATTTGTTCCCGTTTACGGTCACACTTTTCGATATTGGTAATCAACTTCTGGATTTCCAGTTCAACTCCACTTGCATTCTTTTGAAGCTGTTGGACTTCGGTTTGTAACTTTTCATAACTTACACAAAGATTGACCTTCTCGACCAAAGGTTCCATCTGTTCCTTAATTGTGGTAAGGGCATCTTCTTGGTCAAATCGGAGTCTATCCAACTGTACCAATTCTGCGTTTACTTGGTCCTTATCAGCGATAACCGACTTATTGTTTTCTACACACACCAAACAGTCTGAATTGTACTTGTATCCAGACAACTTCTGCTGGAACTTCTCCTTCTCAGTAATCTTGGAAACTGTCAGTTTCAGTGCAGATGACCCCTTGTTAAATAATCCAGTTAATCTCTCGTATTCACTTACCGCCTGCTTTAGTTCTGGAATATTTGCCTCTACCATCCGTTGTGTCTTTTCGGTGATGTTCTGGTTGAGCCGTTCTAATCGTGTCTCTGCTTCCGTTTTTTGTTGTTCGTAGGTTGCAGAGAATTCTATGGTCTTGTCTTTGTTTGATAAGAGTGTATCAATGTCCAGTTCAATATTTGGAACAGGACGTTTCTTATCTTGGAAGTCCTTTAACTTGTCATAAAAAGTTTCTTGTTCCTGCTTGACCCTTGTAAATATACCTTCAATCCGTTCATGCTCCTCACGAGTCGTATCCAACTTGGTCTGAGTATCCGATAAAGTCTGGGTAAAATCTATCTTCTTAAACTTACGAAGTGCCCCAGAAATTTCCTTCATCTCATCATTTGCTGTGTCACATAACTTATCAAAGATACTTAATCCCATAAACTGAATAAGAAGGTCTTTACGTTCAGAATGTGATTTATCAATGAACAATGCGTTACTCGTTTGACCACTTAATGCAGTCAAGACGAAATCTTCATAACTACCAACATAATTA